GACAAGCAACGAGCCGATAGATATATTCTGGTCGAAGGTAAAGAAAGTGACCGATCAGTTTAATATCTTTCTAGGAATCGAAAAGAACGGCGTAGGAGTGGCCCACGTTCAGAAAGCAAGAAGCCTCGGTATCAGGTTTATGGAATGGGAAACAACCGGAGCATCGAGGCCGGTGATGATTACGGATCTAGAAGAAGCATATCGAAAGGGAGAATTGATAGAGACATACGCGGCGGCCGAGAACGAGGCTCGAGATATGGAATACGGAGAATCAAACAGACCGGAACATAAGAAGGACAAGCATGACGACAGAGTGTTCTCGAGAGCGATAGCATGGCAGATGAGGAAGCGACCAGTCCCGGGAGTCACATTTTTATAGTGTCGAAAAATCAAAAGTAGTATAATAAATATAAATGGCCTGGTATCACAAACTATTAAACAAGAAGGAGAAGGACTACGGAGCGAGCGTAGTGTCCGGCGGTCTTGAATTGATATCGAAACTGGTAGGAACGAGTATGTCAAAGACGGGAATGCTCGAGCAGTACGGGAAATCCCTATACGTGTTCGCGTGTATCTCGAAGATCGCAACGAAGACCGCGAGCATAGACTTCAACCTAAAGAGGATAATAAACAGTTCGGGAGACACGAAGGAGATATTCTCGCACCCGGCACTCGACCTTTTATACAAGGTCAACCCATTTCAGACTAAGACCGAGTTCATAGAGAATACAGTAATAAACCTACGATGCACCGGGGACGCTTTCTGGTTTAAGGTAAGAAACAGCAAGGGGCAGGTAGCGGAGTTATGGAACCTTCGCCCGGATCTTATGACCGTAATAACAGACCCGGTCAATTTCATTAAGGGATACTCGATCACAAAGTTTGACGGAACGGAGGAAAAGTTCGCGCCGGATGACATCGTGCATATAAAATACCCGAACCCGTTAAACGCATACCTGGGACTTAGCCCATTACAGGCGGCTCAAAAGAGAATACAGACGGAAGAATTCGCAACCACATGGCAGAGGGACTTCTTCCTTAACAGCGCCCGCCCGGACGCATTGATTAAGAACCCCATGACTACGCTGACACCCGATCAGAAAGAAGACATCAGGGAAGGGTGGAACAAAAAACATAGAGGGCCGGGGAACAGCTCAAAGGTAGCCATTCTCGAAGGGGGTCTTGATTACCAGTTGATCTCCATAAGCCAAAAGGAGATGGACTACATAGAATCGCTCAAGTTCACTCGCGATGATATTCTCGTAGCCTTCCAAGTCCCAAAACCGATCGTTGCTGTGGTGGATGATGTAAACAGAGCGAACAGCGAGACGGCTATGTTTATATTCTTATCGGAAACGATAAAGCCGGAGATAGCGAGAATCGTGGAGAATATAAACGAGCAGTTAATATACGAAGAATTCGGCGAGGAGTTTTATATCGACTTTGATGACCCGACACCTGCTAATAGGGATCTGCAATTAAGGGAATACAAAGAGGGAATCGAAGCAAACTACCTCCTTATAAACGAGGTAAGAAGCAAGGAAGGACTCCCGCCCGTGCGCGGAGGGTGGAGTTTCTATATGCCGGTAATGAACTCGGCGACCGGCGGGCTTAACTCAGCCGATCAGAAGTCGCTCACAAAAGCCATAATCTCAGAGAGCGACGAGAACGAGAGAATCATCAAGGACGCCAACAAGCCGAAGCAATATAACTTCAAGGGCAGATTTATGTTGAAGCAGAAGTTTATTCTTTACGAGAACATGGAAAAGGCGATCAGGGAGTCATCGGTGTCAGAAAAGAAAACCAAGAAGGAAAAAAAGAACAGCAAGAAATCGGTATCCTTAATCAAAGAGGTTGACGTAAGGAACGGATACGCCGGAATGATTATGAAGGCCATCGATGATAAATCATCTAAGCTCGAGAACGAATCAAACGCCTTCTTTAAGAAGCAAGAGGAGAGAGTATTAAAAAGCCTCGAGAAAAAAGCAAAGGGAAAGAACAAGGCACTTAAAGTCTCAGACATATTCAATTCGGAAAAAGAGAAAGGCCTGACGGTAGAATTTATACTCCCCTATATATCCGAGTATCTTAAATCATCGGGACAAGAGGCGCTCGCATTACTCTCACCTCAAGAGGACTTCAATACGACCAAGAGAATCGAGGCCATAATTAAAAAGCGAGCCGAACAGTTCGCCGAAGAAGTAGGCAACACCACATTAGAAGGACTGGAATCAGCCTTGGCGGAAGGAATCGCGGCCGGAGAAGGAATCGTTGACCTATCAAAGAGAGTCGCGGACGAATACAACGCATTCCCTTCATACAGAAGCGAAAGAATAGCACGAACAGAAGCAACCGCGGCCAACAACGAAGGGATGCTCGAAGGATACAAGCAAAGCGAAGTGGCAACCGGAAAGGAATGGATTGCGACTATGGATAATAGAACGCGAGAGGAGCATGCCATGTTGAACGGAGAGATAGTTGCTCTTGATAAGGACTTCTCAAACGGGTTACCTTATCCGTCAGAGCCAAACTGTCGATGTGTTATAGGTCCGGCCATACTTGAATAATAAAAATCAAAGGTCAATCTGCTATAATAAAGGTATATTTCAATGGAACAAAAAATAGGATCAATCATACGCCAGAAGATGATCTTCCGAACCAAGTCGGTAGATGAGGAAAACTTTATAATCCGGGGAGTATTTTCAACCGGAGCCGAAGATAGGGACGGAGAGATCATAGATCAAAACGGATGGGACCTGGACCAGTTTATGGAAAATCCGGTCATTCTATTCGCCCACGATCATTATCAACCGGCCGTTGGTAAAGCCATAGAGCTAGCAAAGGACGGAAACGGAAACCTCGTTGGAGCGATACAGTTCGCCGCGAAGGAATACGAATTTGCGATGACTCTTTTCAAGTTATACGCCGCCGGATTCATGAGAGCATTCAGCGTAGGGTTTATGAATAAGCTCTACGAGATAGACCAGGAGAACGACAGAGTTATTCTCAGAGAGAATATGCTTTATGAGATCAGTTGCGTAAATGTTCCTGCAAACGCGATGGCACTGGCATTCAGTAAGGGAATTGATACGAGTCCACTGATTAAATTCTTTGATAAAAAAGATAAACACGAAAAACAGGAAGCAAACGCTGAAATTAAAGAAGATAAGACACCGGAAGGAGAGGAGCCTAAAAACGACGCGATCCAGGAGGCAACGGAAGTGATCGCGAAGTCTAACCAAGAAACCATACGCTCAGTTATCAGGGCCTTGACCGAGGCGCTGAAGGCTGTGACGGAAGCCGATAGCAAAGTTGGTAGCAAGGTCGAACACCCCTCGAAAGAGGGCGGCAACAAAAAAATACCGGTCACCATTCTCAATAGAGCCGTAAAGGAACTACTGGGAGTTAAAAAGTCACAAGATAAATAAAGTAAAAAAATAATAATGCTTATACTTAAGGACATTTTGGCGAAAGAAGCCGCCGACCTCACTGCTGAGGAAAAGGCATTCTTAGCCGAACACGCCGCGGAACTTTCCGATGCGGATAAGGCTAAGTTCGCCGATTGCTTCGATGAAGAAGAAAAAGGCCTCGACTTAGGTCAGGTCAAGGAGTTGGTATCACAGAGCGTTCAGGAGGCACTCGCCGCCAAGGTTGATTCCATCTCAGACGGACTCGTAGCCAAGTTTATGAAGGGAGTAAACGCCGCTCGCGCAAAGGCGATCGATGTTGCCCCGGAAAAGAACGAGACGAAGAAGGCCGGAGAGACTACCCGTTTGTTTATGAAGGCCCTCTTAAAGGGAGATAAGGAAGCCTGCAAGGCTTTAACTACCTCCACGACCGGAGTATCGCCTGATGACGCCGACGCTGGATTGCTTATCCCGACCGAACTCATGACGGAAGTCTTGAGAATCGCGGAAACGCAGTATGGTCTCGCCCGCAGAGAAATGCTTTACCTTCCGTTTAGTGGACCAGGCAATAGCCGCGTGATCCCCTCTCTCGGAACCTCGGTGAGCGTTTACTGGACCGGAGAAGGTGTCAAGAAGACTAGCACTCAGCCTAAGTTCAATGTTGTAACTCAGACCCTCGCTAAGTTGGCGGCTATCGTACCGTTCACTGAGGAAATCCTAGAGGACAGCGCCATTGATCTTACCGGATTGGTTGCGAAGTTGTTCGCGGAAGCCGTATCGAAGGAGGAAGACATTCAGTTCTTCGCCGGAACCGGTTCTCCTTGGACTGGTATCCTCAACAATGGTTCTGTAAACAAAGTGGTTCAGGCTTCGGGAGATGTTTATCAGCTCACCGCTGATGACCTTCTCGATATGATTGACGCCACCCCTTCGGGAGCTTTAAACGGCGCGAAGTTCTACTTCCACCGCACAGTTCTCTCGATCATCAGAAAGTTGAAGGATAATGACGGTAACTACATCTACCAACAGCCCGCCAACGGACTTCCTGGAACCATTTGGAATTATCCTTATGAAACCTCGGATGCCTTCCCCGCGGCCGCGGAAGTTACTGATGGAGATCAGTACGTATTGTTCGGAAACTTGAAGCAGGGTGCAGTATTTGGCGATAAGCAACAGCTTAGAGTCAAGTTGCTCGACCAGGCTACTATCACCGACACCGATGGATCGACCGTTATCAACCTCGCGGAGCAGGATATGGTTGCGCTTCGTATCGTCGAAAGAGTTGGATATGTTGTCGCCTTGCCTACCGCACTTACCGTGCTTGAAGCAGACGCTCATCAGTCCTAACCGATAACTACCGCCGGGGAGGACATAAACTCCCCGGAGAGGTAGAATAAGGGAATGATCATACCCGAAAACAAAATGGTCGCTAAAAGTCCTCGGTCGAAAAGGACTAAAGTAAAAAAGAAAACCAAAACAAATGCCCGCAACAGTTGAAATAGATGAGGCAAATGGCGCAGTCAAAAAGACTGGTACTGCCACTTCAACCACAGCCGGAAAGTTGGTAGACGCAGGTGGCGGATTTACCGCTGCAGTGGACGTCGGAGATGAAATAAGAAACACCACCGACAACACTTCTGCCTACGTAACGGCAAAGGACAGCGACACCACGCTATCAGTATCGCCTGACATCTTCGAAAGCGGAGAAGGATACTCGGTCCAGGGAGAATTCACTCACAACATCACTAATTCCAATATGGGAAGCACTGATGCCGTGAATCTCGACCCGGTCGCTTATCCGGTAGTTCCCGGAGACAATACCTACGAGAAATATCAGAAGGTTCACGTGACCGCAATCGGCGGATCATCGAAAATTGATAACTTGAAGGTATGGAGAACCGGATCACTAGGAGGAAGCGCCGTACATCTCACGAATGCCAGATTGGCTGACTATGTCCGCATGGCTTACATCGCGCCGGTAGCCACTGATTCCACCCCTGCAGATCAGGCTATGCCGACCTCAGTACCCGCAACAGCGAACCTCGGTATCAACGGATCTCTTACAGGTTCGATATTGGCCGCAGGATTTGATGCAAACAAGGCGTTCTCGGACTTCTTGGTTCATCAGATACAGTCAGACGCCGGAGATGTCGCAGGG